GAGGGCAACCCAGTAGATCCTAAAGCTGTTTATTTTGGAGTCGACACTACGTTCGACCGGTCGGGTAGACCTTCTGTAACCATTGGTGATTACACCGGTCCTCTCCCCTCTGCATTTAGTGATGACGCAATGTGGACAGGCGGTGGTGCTGGTCAAGAGTTCTCATGGGTCTTTACTTTAGATGACATATGTAACACAGATGTTGCTAGCGCTACAAACGCACTAACTGGCACCAACGTTTATTCTAGTGGTTCCCGCCAAGATGGCGCTCCAAATGCTGGATTAGCATATGCTAATAGTACTTCTTGGAAGAACGTATTAGATGCAGGCGCTAATGAATTTACAACCGTATTACACGGCGGCTTTGATGGACTAAACATCAAAGAAACTGAACCGTTTAGAAACACAATTTGGTCAGATGCTACGTCACCCACAGAATTGGATTGTTATTCACTCAACTCTGTTAGAGTAGCTATCGATAGTCTAAGAGATCCTGAAGTCGTTGAATTTGACCTAGCTGCAATGCCGGGAATCACCTTTAATGCCTTGAACAGAAGTCTTGTCGACTTATGTGAATCACGCGGTGACTCCTTAGCTGTTATTGACTTAAAAGGTGGTTATGTACCATCTTCAGAGAATGCTGACAGTCTAACCGACAGAATGGGTTCTGTAGCCTCTACTATCGATAATAAGAAGCAAAGCTTACAAATCAATTCTAGTTTTGGTTGTGCTTACTACCCATGGGTACAGATTCAAGACACCATTAATGGTGCGCTTGTGTGGGCACCACCATCAGTAGCTGCTATTGGGGCTATGTCTTACGGACAAGCCAAGCAGGAACTTTGGTTCGCACCCGCTGGTTTCACCAGAGGTGGCTTGTCAGTAAACAACTCAGCAGGTATTCCTGTTACAGCAGTCCGCGAAAGACTTATTTCTAGAGATAGAGATAAGCTTTACGAAGCAAACATCAATCCTATTGCTCAATTCCCAGCAGAAGGTATTGTAATTTTCGGTCAAAAGACATTGCAGGTAACACACTCTGCACTAGACCGAATCAATGTACGTCGTTTGCTGATTTATATCAAGCGACAAATTTCCAAAGTTGCGGCAACGTTATTGTTTGATCAAAATGTTGAATCTACTTGGAATCGATTCCGTGGTCAAGTAGGACCAATATTAGCTGACGTGAAAGCTCGATTAGGCTTGGAGGAATATAAACTCATTTTGGATGAGACTACAACTACTCCTGATTTGATTGACAGAAACATCATGTATGCACAAATCTTCCTCAAACCAACTCGTGCAATCGAGTTCATTGCGATTGACTTTGTAATTACAGATTCTGGCGCAGCGTTTGAGGATTAAAAAACAATCAGACTATTTATTACACAGGTACTGGATAAGGAGAAACAGTAAATGACATTTTGGAGATCAAATACGGTAGAGCCAAAAAGAAGCTTTAGATTTCTTTTGGAACTCACCCCACAAACCGGTGGCAAAATTGCAACCTATTTTATTAAGACAGTAAAGAAGCCCCAATTTCAAATGGATGGTCAAGCTGAAGTCAAATACATTCAGCATACTTTCAAGTATCCCGGTCGTATTACTTGGCAACCAATTGACGTTACTCTCCTTGACCCAGCAGATCCGGATTCAGCATCAGTAATGATGAATATCCTTAGAAATTCAGGCTATCACAAGCCTGATACTGAGCTTAATTCGCAAGAATCTATTTCCAAGCTTAAAGCAAATACAGGAATGGGCGCAGTGATCATCAGACAAATTGATGCAGAAGGAGCTAAGGTTTCAGAATGGAAACTAGTCAACCCATTTTTGACTAATGTTGATTTTGGTTCGCTTGGTTACGATAGTGATGATATAGTAGAGTATACTCTAACTATTGATTATGACTTTGCCACAATGTGGTCAAAATCAACTGCTGTTCTAGCCGGTGTTACACATACTGCATAAAAATAGAGAAATATCATGACGTTCTGGGCATCGAATAAAGTAGAACCTAAAAGAGCATTCCGCTGGATTGGGTACATCAATATGTTTGGCGCATCCGGCAATGCTGATTTTGGTCCCAAACCATATCTTATTCAAAGCTTTACAAAGCCAACCTTTACCCTTGATAGTGAAAAAATTATTAACAATTTTACATCAGAAACTATAATTGCTACAAAAAACTATGTTTGGGACGATATAAGTATCACAATGGTAGATACCGAAGACCCAAAATATAACACTTCTAATTCTTTTTATAGTTGGCTAATCGGCTTAGGATATGAGCCAGTCCAAAGTGTAGAAGGCATGAGCACCTTTTTTAATAATATACAAAATGAAAAACTAGTTATAACCCTGAATCATATAAATGCCGCTGGAGATAAGATTGAAAGTTGGGAATTTATCAAGCCCCAACCAACATCAATCAGTTTTGGTGGTGAAATGAGCTATGGCTCTGATGACCCCGTTATGGTAACATTAGGCGTTACATATGTTGCAGCTGAATATAAAAAGTTTAAATAAACTTAAATAATTATATCATATGATTTATAATAAAATATTCTTGGAGGAATTATGAGAAATAATCAAGACAGATTAGGTGCCGAGCCACCTACAGACAATTTACAGCCAAACCATGAGCCACCGGTCGCACCACAAGCTCAAGAGAATAGTTTGCAGTTTATTGTACCAACAGAGATTGTAGAACTACCCAGCAAGGGACTCTTTTACGAAGAAGGACATCCTTTGCATAATAGAGAAACAATTGAAATTAGGCATATGACAACCAAAGAAGAAGATATTCTTACAAATCAGAGCTTTATCAAAAATGGCACAGCCGTTGACCGCTTGCTACAAGCTGTTTTGGTTGAACCTAAAATGAAAGTTGATGATATGCTCGTTGGAGATAAGAACGCTCTTACAGTAGCTTGTAGAGTTTATGGATACGGACCCGAATATATAACAAAATTTGGTTGTCCTTCATGCGGAGCAATGCAAGAACACAACTTCAACTTACTAGAATTAGAGCATACTGATTATGCCGAGAATCTAGAAGAATTTGATGCTACAGTCGATTATAGCCGTTGTACGGTCATACTCCCTATTCCGCGCACAAAGACGAAATTAGAGCTAAAAATACTCAAAGATGACTCAAATGTTAAGCAAAAAGGTAAGAGCGCCCGTAAGAAAAACAAAGAAGCTTTTATTATCACAAAGCAATATGAAAAGATGATTCATTCTGTGAATGGTAATTCTGATAGAATGTATGTTAAGAGCTATATCAGCACAATGTCAGCTTTGGATAGTAGGTACCTGAGAAGCGCTTATAACAAAATCGTTCCAGGTGTTGACTTCACATGTGATTTTGATTGTGAAGAGTGTGGGCATGAAGCCGAAGTAGAGGTTCCGCTTACTGCGGACTTTTTTTGGCCTAAGTCCTGATTACATTGAACAGATATATGAACAGTTCTTCTATATGAAATATTATGGAGGCTGGAGTCTGTTCGAGCTATACTCTCTACCGATTGGTCTACGAAATTGGTACTTCAAAATGCTTTTAGATCACAAAGAAAAAGAGAATGAAGAAATCAAGAAATCCCAACGTAAAAATAAACACCGCAAGTAAGTCCCAGTTTTAAGAAATAAAACTATTTATCTTTATGGAAGAAAAGATTATTATTGACTTAGATAAACTCAAAATGCTGAATGAGAGCGCCGCTCTTATTAAATTTGGAGCTAAAGTCAAAAAAATGCTTTATTATATGTTTGCACCATCCGGTACAGGCTTCGGACAATTCTATCTTAGAGGTGGCTCAGGAGACGTTCAGACGTTTGCTGCTGTATTAGCCTCAGAAAAAAGATATATGGATGCTTTCCTCAAAAATGGTTTAAACGACCCCTCAGTTTTGCACAATCGCTATGCTTTAGAAAAATCAGTCAGAAATTTCGAGCAACAAACAGGTATTAAGTGGCCATTAAAATAAAGGAACTTTAACTAATGGCTTCAGACGACACCACCAAAACAAAAGAAAATATAGAACTAGCCGAATCTGTAAAAGCTATTATGGATGCTCAGTGGGAAGCCGGTGCTAGTATCGCTGAAACCCTGGACAAAATCATAGGAAAGCATGGTGAAATAGGTAAAGCGCTGAAAGAACAACTTGGTGATATGGAAAAATACGCCACTGACACAGAAAAACTGCAAATAGTTGAAAGCCAAATACTCGAAACCTCACAACGAAAATTGGATTTTATGGAAGAGCTTAATCGTCTTGAAGAGAAAGCTCTCAGATTAGCCGAAGAGAAGGCAGCTGCGCTCAAAGAAGCTAATAAACTTACTGATAAAACAGCCAGAGATAAAAAGAAAGAGGAGATCAGAAGAAGCAGGTACTACAAGACATCCGATCGTGATTTAAAAAGAATAAATGAATTAAAGCAGATAGGCATTGACTCTTCCAAAGCCGCCATAGCCGCACAAAAAGAGATAGTCCAGGTAACAAAAGACCAAAACAAAGAGACCGACAAGCTAGTAAAAGCCCAAACCGAGACCGAAGCTCTAATGAGCCACACGCTAAGAACAACGTTAGGGCTTAAAGACACCACAGGTGATATGGCTGATGTTCTGATTGACACATTGGGGACCGCCCTGTCCTTTAGAGATGCTATGCAAGGCGCCGGAAAAGCGATGAGCCAAGCTTTTACCAAAACAAGGATGCTGAAATCTGTCAAAAACCATTTATCAGATATAGCCGCCACAGCATGGAAAAATTTGACTGCAATGGATGGCTTACAGATGAAATGGGAACAAATGGATTCGCGTCTTACTCAAGCAACTGGTGCCACAAAAGCTTTCGGCGCGGAAGCAAAACAGCTTTCTCTGACTATGTTAGACCAATCTTTTACAATAGAGAGAACAGAAGCAGCTTATGGCAATCTTTATAAATCCTCGAAAGCTTTCGCTCAGCTAACCACTGAAGGTCGCAAAGCATTAACCGAGCAGGCTTTGCAATTCGAACGTATAGGTGTACACGCAGATACTTTTGCAGCATCTGTTGATGGGCTAAACAAGATCTTTGGCGACACGCCTGAAGAAGTTAACAAGACAACTGAAGAATTATCAAACTTTGCTAGAGCTATGGGCGTCGGTCCTAATGAAATGCTAGCAGAATTCAACAAACAGCTTCCGCTATTAGCTAGATATGGCAAAGAAAAAGGCGTTAAGATGTTCAAGGAACTGGCTGCAACAGCCAAGTTAGCAGGCTTAGAAATGTCTGAGTTGCTTAATGTAGCAGGGCAGTTTGACACATTTGAAGGCGCAGCCGAAGCTGCAGGAAAACTAAACTTCATGCTTGGCGGTCCAATGATTAATTCAATGGAAATGTTGAATGCCACAGAAGAAGAAAGAATAAAAATGCTTAGAGAGTCTGTAGCCGCTAGTGGAAAATCATTTGAAACCATGGGTCGTTTCGAAAAAGACCTTATCGCTAAAACATTAGGCGTGGATGTTTCTGTAGCACAAAAACTCTTCAGTGATCAAAATCTAAACAATATTGAAGAAGCCCAAGCCGCCTTTGCTGGTCAAGCAAACGAAATGGGTTCATTAGCTAGTCAAGCTGAAAAAGCTAAGACACTTGAAGAAGAAAAGGCAGCTAATGCACAAAGGAGCCTCAAACATACAAAAGAACTTAGCGAAACAATGAAGGGAATTCACAAGATAATGAATCAAATCAGTGGATTTTTTAGTGAATATGGAGTATTTCTCCTCCCGGTCATCGGAATATTTAAAATGATATCATGGTGGATAGCTTTTACTAGTTCACAATTTGGAAAAAGCATTCTGACAAGATTAGGCTTGGTAAAAGGCGCTGCGGCGGAAGAAGGGATTATACATAAGATGAAACTCGCGGCGGATTGGGTCAGAACAGAAATATGGTATATAAAGGAAAGAACTAAAGAAATAGCCCAAAACGCATGGAAAAAAGCTGTACAAGGCGCTCAATGGGCTTGGAATCAAATGATGAGATTAAAAGATTGGGTAGCAGAAAAGACAATGATGAATGAATCCCGCGCAGGAATATTAGCCCAGGCTGCATGGAAAAAAGTCACAGAAGGTGCTCAATGGGCTTGGAAGCAAGTGATGAGATTAAAAGACTGGGTAGCAGAAAAAACAATGATGAACAGGCAGCGAATTCAGACAGAAGCTTGGTATGCATGGGAAAGAACTAAAGAAATAGCTCAGGATGCTTGGAAAAAAGCCAAAGAAGGCGCCCAATTTGCTTGGAAAAAAGTAATGCGATTAAAAGATTCTATAGCCGCAGGACTCGCATTGGCAAAAGAAAAAGCAGCAAAAGCTATATTCTGGGCTTGGGAGAAAGTACAATTCGCAGCGCAATGGGCATGGAAGAAGATTGGTGCTATAGCTGACGCAGCAGTTGTTCTAGCAGCATTAGCTGCAGAAAAAATTGCAAAAGCTGCATTTTGGGCTTGGGAAAAGATACAGCTTACAGCACATTGGGCATGGAAGAAGAGTGGTCTTTTAGCTAGCGCCGCAGTCGGCACAGGAGTCATAGCTAAAGATAAAGTCGCAAAGACCGGCAACTGGCTATGGGAACAAGGTAAGTATGGAGCGCATTTTCTGTGGATTAAAGCTGGTTTACTAGCAACAACTTTATATGGTTGGATGCTGTTAGCTAAAGATAAAGCTATAAAAATAGGATCATTTTTATGGGAAAAAGGCGCCTTTGTTGCCCATTGGCTTTTCCTCAAATTGGGAGCTATAGCAAACGCTGCAGTCACTGCTGGAGCGTGGATTGCTGGAGCTATCGCCACTGGCGCAGCTTGGGTTAGCGCAGGTTTGGCTATAGCAGCAGTATGGCTAGCTAATCCAATCACATGGATTGTTTTAGGTATTATAGCGGCGCTAGCACTTCTTTGGGCTTTCTGGGAACCCATAAAAGAAGGATTTATGTTCACCCTAGAACTTATAGGAGATGCATTTAAATGGCTTGGAGGACTTATTATAGACATCTTTGTAGGCGCCTTCAATATCGTCAAGACAATACTGAAAGGCTTCTTAAATGTAATTGTTTGGGCAATCGAAGGGGTCATGCAAGCAATGTTCTCCCCGCTTACAGCGCTGATTGAAGGAGCCGCTGGGATACTCGATTGGATACCCGGTATGGGAAGTATAGCTGATGGATTAAAAAGTTTTAGCCCCGGAAGAATAATACATAAATATGCCGGTGAGATAAGAGCTAAAATCGATTCCTTTGCAGAGGGTGGCACAAATGTTAAAGGTGGACCAGCCATCGTCGGTGAAAAAGGACCAGAAATGGTAACAATGGGTCAAGGCGCCAATGTAGTTACTAATGAAAATTTACAAAAATCATTCAGCTTGAGTGATCGATTAGCAGAAAAGAATAATGATGATGAGCCTTCTATGTTTGATCGTTTGAGTACAAGGCATGCTGATGCTGATAGTGGTCCCTCCCTGTGGGATAAGTTGAACCTCTCGTCCGAAGAACAATCTGAACCCGCCGCTGCCATGGCTCCACCACCAGCAGAAACCGGTGGAGGTACCACCACTATTAATATTACACTAGAGCTAGACGGTGAAGTATTAGCAAAACATACAGAAGAAGTAGCAATGGGAGCAATGTCTAAGGCATTTGCATTTAGCTAGGAGAAATAGTTAATGAGTTCGATATCTAACGTTACTATCAAAGCTTTGCACGTG